TTTCTTATAGCAAGACCGCCCGGACCCACTACTATTACATTAGTATCACTTTTACCATCCCCCTCTAAGTCAGATAGATCAAGCTCTTCACCATAATGTACAAAGCTATTTCCATCTTCAGCGAACCACATATAGCCACCATGTGTAGTAGCAATTTTCATATCCGTAGGTGGATTACTGTCTATACCAGCATTCTCCCAGGACCCACCGGTGGCTTTTCTCTGCACACGAGCCCCATCCTTGAGATTAAAGATATGTCCACTACCTACTACCAGAGAATTAGATGCACCTGAAGCATCTTCACTCCACGAGCCACTGCTGTATTTTCTTACTGCTGCTCCCCAGGTGTAGAAATCACTACCGAATGTTACGCCACCATTCTTAATCGCATTATCAGTTTCGGAAGATACCCCTTTTGTAGAGCGCATGATAAGACCTGGATGCCTAGTATCTATTTCGCCTTCAGTTCTTTGGTAGCCTGCCGCATCAGTATAGCGATAGAACCCAAACCCATGCCTAAAATCCTCCTGGGTTAGAGTCTGATATAGTCCTAGCTCTGAATATGAAATTGATGCGCCTGTTGCTGTGGAAGCACGAGGACTGAAGTCTACAATATCCCTGCGCTGATAAGATGTTACATCTATTCTATAAGGCTTGCTGTTTATTAAGACATCACCTTCAATACCAACTGTTGCCATAATTACCCGCTACTCGAAAAAGGATAATCCGAAGGTAGCTGATCCCCCACCGTATCTTTCTCCATCCAGAGAGTACCTTTTGGCATGCGCCATTTATTTTGTAGTTTGTACGCCTCTGACCGGGACTCCCAGAATTGATGTAAGTATCGGTGCCTATCCTGGTCAGACCTACTATCAGCAACTTTCATTCCGTGCAATAGGGCCATAGCTTTTGCTATTACAAATCCAGAAGGTATTATAGTTGTGCCAGATTCGGCACTAAGAGCGGCTGGCTTTGCAATGTACTGAATACGAAAAGCCATACCTTGAAACCGGGTATAGCGTGATGTTAAGTACATCTTAGTGGGCCAATACGCCTGGTCAAAACGTAAAGAGGGGATTCTACGCCATGTATATTGTTCGGTTGGTGTATCTTTGATAACGTATTTACTATCTGTAGATGGTGATGTAGTACCAGTACCGGACCATGCCGCTACTGTAAGTGTAGTTCCTGCAGTAGTATCTGTAATAGTGGCGAACTGCCCTTTGCCTGTTCCATCATAAATAGCCACCGTCATATTGTTGAAGGCATCATTGGTCCAAGATTGAGTACTATCTACTAGTGTAATAGAGGAGCCACTACTAGCTGTGCCTCTTGATTTATCACTTACTTCTTCTATCCACACCTTGGTTACATAATAAGGTGCTATACCTGTGGGTAAATCGTAGGCCATTGTGTCTTCTAAATGCACTACTGTTTCATCCATCACTGTATCAAAGAACTCTGGGAAACCATCGTCAATAGCATCATTGATGGCATCATGTATCTGTAACGCATTCCAGGGTGAATGGATCTCGTATTCGTCTGTATTTGCAATAGCGGCACTGAACGGCTCTACCACAGCAATACTTCTAGTATCGCTGGTAAAATCTGATATCAAACGCACTTCACCGTCATTGTCAGTCCCGGACGTATCATTGACGATATATAACCAGGCCCCATTCCAAAAGTCATCTGCCTGTCTTAATCTGTTGGTGTCTATAAGCTCGTTGGTACCACCATCGGTTGCTGTTGAGGATGCACCTATACGTAAAGCAAAATCCATATTGGTACGACGTGCTATCTCTTGTCTTAGTGCAGCTCGTGTACTGGTAGGTTCTGCCATACTATACTCTAGATGCTACTGGCATAATTTCGCTTTTGATACCATACTTCTGATCAATAGCTTGCATGCCACGCGATATTGCTGTGTCCTGTTTAATATTGTCTGCATCCAGTAATTTCTTCTTCTCGGCAAGCACAGCCCTGTCAAGGTCCTGTGATTCCAGGTAATCTACCACTGGACGGGGTACTTCTACTTCAACATTAGGCGGCATTATGTATTGCATACCATTTAAACTTACCACCTCTGCCTCCATTACTAAACCTTGCGGGGTGGTAATAGGCCTACCAGGTCGAGTGATCTTTACTTTAGGAGCATTCTTCATAAAAGCTTTCTTTTGCATATCGTCTACATTTCTATTAGCACGTATCGATTGTGTCATCTGCTGTACCTGTTGCATTGTTTCAGCCTGTGATTGTGCTCTTACATCTGCTGACACACTCTCAGAACGGTCGCGCCACATGTTCTCGTACTTAGCACGATTGTCTTCAAAAGTTTTAGCGAATGTCTCCATCTCTGCAGTACGTTCTTTTAGTTTAGACATCTCATCTGACATACGTTGCGCATTCTTATCGACCTTCGACACCTTTTCGATTAAAGAATCTTGTCCACGCAACAGTCTTTGTAACTGTAATGCTATCTCTAAAGCCTCGCTATCGCCCATCTCTAGGAAACTATCATCCTTGAGAGCTTTGACTGCAACATGTTCCTGTGAAATTATTGTCATTGTGTATCCCTCCTTGCGAGGGCATCAACATCTCAGATGATGCCCCGAAGGTTATTCTATTGTTTGTTGAGTAACTTAGTTACCAACGACAACGATCTGTACTATCAAAGGTCCTGTACTTGCGGTACCCGGAACCTCATCAACATCGAGGTCGAACTGTGCGCCTTCAGAGAACAGTGCTGTTCCATCACTGTTGAAGTCGCTACGACCAATAACAGCACTTGAACCATCAGAAGCAGAATACAATATCTGAAGAGTATCTGCTGCCCACAAGTTGTTAGAACCGTTAGCAATCATTACTTCGGTTGCACCAGAACTTCCACCAGTAGCGGTGAGAGTCATCTGTACGCTTTCGATGTAACCATCAAACGGCATTCTACAACTTTGCCAAGTGTCGCCAGTTGCCAGTGCTTGTGCTGCCTGAGTGCCAATGGCAATCATAGATAGAGTTGCCCATTTTCCAGAATGATTATAGCTCATGATTTATTCCCCTATGCATCCGTAAATTCATTAGCATGTTCAAGGCTGATAATCCAGCTTGCGTTTAGCATAGCTGTATCATGAGCCGCTTTCCATGCTACTGTTCCACGTTGGTTTAGTGGATCTTCTGCACCACCAGAACCTAAAGGTTTCACGATCAAATCAACTGGAGCAAGTGAGCGACCCTTGCCAGTATTTACGGCAAAGGGATCGTTTCCGGCCCCATCCACATCACGTGGATCTATGTTACCAACACCAACCACACCATATGCCTCACGTCCGATGAACAAGGCAATGTAAACATCTGCACTACCGGTACCACCATCTGCATACTCACGGGCATTACCAGAAATGTAGATGTCTACATTCAAGAATGTGCCCATAAAGCCTGTGCGCATTGGGTTACTGTCGTTGTCACGTGGTGAAGCGTGAAGGAACGTATTAACGAACCTGTCTGTATTCATAAGTGTCGCATAACTATGCGGATGCAATATGCAAGCATATCGCGCACCATCAACAGGAAGTGCACTGTTTGCCATCAGGACCGCAACGGCCTTGAGGAAATCAATGTACGAGATCTTGTCATTGGTGGAGTCAATATTTGTCCGGGCAGTAGCCGCACCAGCGAAACGCGTGGTAGGCGAAGAGCCCAGTAGGTCTTCACGAATAAGTGTGTCAATTGCCAATCCTGCATGTTCGCCTAGAACATTAGAGAACTCGGAGACAATCGGATCATACGATGTCATCTCAAGTTCATCTGTGTGCTGTAGGTACGAACCATAGAACGCAGGTGTTGCAGTAACAGTTGAAACAGAAGTGCTCTCGCTTTCAGGAGTCACGCCTTCACTAAGAGCGGAAGGTCCGCCTGCAGCTACAGTAATAGCACCGAATTTACGCCATTCGAGGCTACCGTAACCGGAAGCATTGGCCTTCTCGCCGAAGCGGCCATGAATCAAGCGGGGCACTGCCCGCATCAACAGTCGTCGCAAATATTGGGTTTTGACAGAATCACTCAGAGTACTTTGAGTCTGAGTTGCCATAGTTTATATCTCCCAAAAATTTATTTATCGTGGCATTTGATCGGACGATATTTGTCCTCTCTCTGCCTTCTTATAGATGGCATCCCATTCCTCGTAAGGAATGTCGTTCCATCTTTTTTGTCCGGGACTTGCTCCCTGTGGTACCGCAGTGGTAACTTGGGGAGGTTGTACCCGATTGTTTTGTGGCTGTTCTGGCTGTGCCACAGCTTCTTGCTGTGGTGCCTGCCGTGCAGCCTTCAATTGGGTATTTGTCCATCTTAGTGCAGAGTGTTGCATATTCTCTATTGAAGAACTATCTAACACGTTAGACGGAACACCCATTTGACCATAATAGGCACGCCATTGTTGCATTGCGTCTGAATATTCTGCCCTATACTGGGCATCTTGTACTTGTGTTTGAGCTTCTTCCGCTCTCTGACGGTACACATCCCGTTCATACGCAACCTTCTCAGTTTCAGACATGTCCGACATTTGCATATTTTCTACAGTGCGCGATAGCTCTTCTCGCTCTGTACCCCACTGCTGTTCCCGTTCTCGTAAAGCACGGTCCGAGGCAGAGAGTTGAGTCCTAGCTCTATCAAGCTGGGTTTGCATCTGGCGAACCTGAGTCTGTAAACGTCCTGCATCAACGGCTTCTGACTGTGGCTCTCCAGTGCTACCGGGGCTTCTTTGCGCCGGTGTGGCTGTGGGAGATGCTCCCGCTTGCGCGGCAGGATCTGCCCCTTCTGATTGTGCTCCCTGTGGTATATACTTTACACCACTTGTGGCAGGACTTTCAGAAGTTTGTTGAGTCAATCCTTCAGGCATAATTGCCCTCCTATTCTGTTGTTAAAACTACTGTTCATACAGTGAACATTATACAGGAATTATTCATGTATAGCAAGCACTCACGACCTTTGTGGGGTAAATGTATCTTCCCTACCACCGGGTGTCACTGGCATTTCAGGGGATACAGTATCCGTGCTTGCACCCTCCCTGTTCCAAATCCAATCATCTTCTTCTTTAGTGATATCTCCCAATACTGAACGTGCCAAATCCCTGAGTTGCTTCAAGAACGTCTCATATGGAGAATAAGATGCTACTCTCTGGTGTAATTTCTTCAGGTATTCTTCTGTTGTATCACTGACTTTACCAGCCAACAACTCTTCTAATGCTAATTGTGATACTTCTAACGTAGGCCATTGCCCTGGAGTCTGAGGCCTTTCTAAACCTTGAATGATCTTGCTGATACTAACACCTTTATAGCTATCTAAGGCTGCTGATGGTGCAAAGGAATGTCTCCAGTTTTCACCACCAAATGTTACTGTGGAACCAACTCCGGAGTAACCAGAGATAGACGATCTAGCTGTTTCAGTACCATGATATACATCAGGGTCAAAGAATTTTTGCCACGCTGGATGTTGTTCCCCCCAAGCATCTTTCATCGTCCAACCATCTTGTAACCGTTGCCACAGACCGGGGTTTTCTTTACGCCAGTCCAACTGCTCAGACCTAGTTTTATTGTAATACAATGCATTCAACCCATCCCAATTAGGACCATATTCAAGTTCTCTATACCTATTGAATTGATCATTCAATTGTTCTGCCAGCACCCATTCCTCCAACTCCTCGTCTGTGGGTGCCTGTAAGTCTAAAACTAGAGATACCTCACGCATTGCATTATAAAAATCTGTCCAGAATTTATCGGACCAGTATGTAAACAAACCTTGAGCACTTGATGTACGTTTTCGACTGGGATCCAAGAAGTCCCCCAATACCTCAGTCCATTCAGTACCATCCCTTTCGTCAATTTTTTCTAAGGTATCATAGAATTCTGATTTAGCACCTCGTGGTCCAACCCAGCCATACCACTTATATACTTCATTGGCCGCTTTTTGCCTTGCAGTAGCTTGCATCTCACTTCTTTCTTCTCTTGTAGCTACACCAGAACCATATCTATGTAAAGCAATTTGTTCGTCTGACCACTTGTCACCATAAATTGTTCTTATCCAACCAGTAAGATCAACTGTACTAGGCCCACCAGGATATTTCTCTATCCAAGCCCGCTCAAGCTGTTCTCTCTCTGACCCTTCAGCTTCGTTAAGACCACCTGCATCAATGGTGTCATAAAATGCTCCAGCATAATTATCAAGCCATACTCTATTGAGTGCATCATCCAATGAGTCACCATCAATGTCCCACTTGTTCCATTCGGCTGATGTTGCCATTGCCAATAAAGCTTTCTTGACCTCTATTCTCTTACCTAGTACTGATTCAAAGATTGTTTCTGGTACAGGCTCTCCTTTCGCATCTAACAATACATTGCCTGCTTCATCTTTCTGGTATAAAGGTTGACCCTCATAATCTTTCAAAGGCTCCAATAGTTTCTCGCCAGCTAACTCCATAAACAAGCGGTCAATATTTAGTTTACCTATATTTGGTATGTCATCTTCCCATTCCACAATACTATTCTGGAATTGAGTCCAATCCTGCTCTTCTCTATTCCAGTTGAAAGGCCTACCCTCACCCACAATTTTCATCCATTTATCTACGACATGCTCTCGTATAGTTTCGTCGTTCTTATTGTATGGACCCCATTGGTACACAACATCAGGGAATGACTTCAAAATAGATTTCTGTATTTCTTCATAGTCCTGATAAATCTCTTCTTTCGCCTCCCAGGGTGAGCCGATAGGTAATTCCGACAGCCTAATTTCTAACATCCTTCTGTTAGCTCCTTCTCGTGCTATCTTGGCCGCCATTTGTTGTTGATATGCAATGTTCTTCGAGACCTCATCCCATCGTGCTTGGCCATACAATTGCTTACCATCTTCATCAGTTACCCAACTGATGTCTTTGTATAAACCATAGGTCAATCCATCTGCTGTGTTATAACGGTAATCCTTATAAAACTCTTCATAGTTCGCATCTAAAGATATTTGTCTACGTAATCGACCAACTTCATCCCGGGCCTCATACAATGCTGCTTCGCCCTTATGAAACTTCTTTCCATACGTACCAGATAAGTATCCTACTATCCTAGCAAAATAATCAGTTTGCTCTAGCTCTTGTCTGGCCGTACTCCATCTCTCGCCAGTACGTAGTAAGATGGCCATCTCCGCTTCTTTCACTTTCTCCTGCTTGCCAAGTTCATGCATGGGCTCAATCTCTTGATTAAGATTGATTAGTACCTGCCTTTCTATAAGGAAATCCTTCCAGCTTACTTCAGGAGTCCAGGTAGCATCAGGTCGTATACTATACCAAAGCGAATCTTGTACTTTCTTCAATATATCTCTTTGATGCCATTCAGGTATTAAGTCAGCCTGTCCTAATAAAGACCGTTGTGGAAATTCGTTTTCGTCTAACCAGCCCATTCGATGCATTGGGATTGAGATCCACGGTGCTAGATGAAACCCTGTTGCCGGACCAAAAGCATAAAGATACGTAGCTAATCTCTTGAATATAGGTGCTTCAGAATCTGCTAACCCATAAATATTTCTTGCGCCAGGGAGAGCTTGTGTAAACGACAGTGGAGCAGTAGGATTCCACCACCAATTTGTACCTGTCAGATTTATGTTACCCCTAAATCTCGGCAACTGATGCCCTCGAGTATCAGTGGCCCCAACATCATGTGCCATTCTTTCTGACATACCTTGTATTTGCGACCATGTAGAAAGGATCTTAGGCTTGGCCGCTAACTCGCCCAGCCAGAACTTGATGGACCTGGTAGGGAATATCCAAAACGGAAAGATTGTCTTCATCACCTGATCAAGATTGGTATTAGTTTGATAATCAACCATCGCATTACCTACCAGCTTAGTCGCACCATGTATCTTTCTCGGTTTAGTAGCCCCTAGCACTACCCTATCGCCGACTAAAGGAATGCCAAAGCCCCAATTGTAATATCCAGGAGCCAGTAGAGCTAATTCTTCAGGGGTCAACCTGCTAACAGCACCCTCTAATGAAGCCAACCCTTCCTGAGCATCGATTGTAGATCTCAAAGTTCTCCAGTCCATCCATTTCATGGGGTCCTGCTTTACTCGCTCAACATGTTTGTCAAATCTTTGACTCATTACAACTTCTGCAGGTTGGTCCTCTAGATCAACTCTTTCAGCTAAGTCTTGAAATGTTTCAGACATTTTATTTTTACTTGTTTCCCAATTGTCACTTCCAGGACCATAGCGACTTTGCCATAAATCCATATCATACGGGTCAGGTCCCAACTTAAACTCGTCCAAACTCCTATCAACATATGCATCAACAACTTGTTCTAAATCAGATCGTGGTGCTTCAGGCATTAAGACTTTACTCAACTGACTTGTATCTTTTGTTCCATAAATAGCAGTATGCTTAATTGCCCGGTACTGATCTAATAATCCTCCTTCTTGTATCCATGCACTCTTCAACTGTTCACGGATTTCATGTTCTTCTTCTATAGGTAATTCGATTCCCTGATTGAGATTACCCTCCGGTCCCACCAAGTCTCGATGCCATTGCCGCAATGCTTTTTCAATCTCTTCTTTGACATATAGCAGCTCCTGTTCGGTAGCCTCATTATGTGGTAATGGATTTTGGTTTTTATTAGGATGATATGCAAAAGTATCACCCTGCCCATTCCATGCTATCGCTTCATTTGCCCAAGTAGCAGCCTGTTCTTCCGAAAGTAATCCCCACTCCACACTATTATCCAATCCGTCAACCAGTTGTTGCGGAACAGGTGTGTTTATATCCTCAATTTGCATAGGGTTTGGACCGATCAATCTAAGCTTTTCATCGATACCCTTAGCACTCATTGCATCCCATAATTCAGAGTGTGCGAATCTTAACTGAATATTGATAGCTTTGAGTGTATCTTCAGGGTCTGCATATTTACTTCCTGTAATAGCAGCTAATTTCTTCTTCTCACTAAGCTGTTTTAATGAAGGAGGAACCTGGCCCGTCTTAGTAATTTGATTAATATTATCTGAGAGGTTAGCATAATGATAATAGTTCAATTTCTCTACTAATGTCTCTCTTGCTTCTTGTTTTGTTGTCCTAAAAACATCCCTTGCTGATACTATTTGTAATAGTTCCCATATATTTTCATCCCCTAATGGTATACCCAATCCGCCATATTCTGGTGCTTTAGAAATCATATCTAACCACATGCCGATACTATCAGCAATATGTTTTTGGTTGGAAATAGTTGTCGGGTGTTGATCTTTAGCCTTTCTTACTCCAACATCAGCTTGTGCTAGTCTTGTGCGTATGCCACCCTTCGGTCTCGCTTTACCAAAAGCCTGATTAATTATTCCATTATTGTATAAATGTACTAGGTCTACAATTTGATCAGCCAATCCTTCTAATATTTCTTGCGACCACTTTGGTACTGAAGCATTCACCGTCCCTACTTGCTGTTTGGCGATAAACATTTTTATTATCTTTTCACGTAATTCCTTCCCATAAGTTGTATATTCAAAACCCATTGGTGAGCCATCTCCTGCACCCGTTACTCTCCATACAGCTTGGGCTGCATCTTTTCCACCAAAGGCGATTGGTGCACCAGTATAACCATGAGCTAATAGATACACATCCAAATGCTTCCACAACTCAATCAACTCTTGATAAGGCGCAGCTTTACCATCCTGATGTTGATGTGGAATACTGAAAAGACCTGACTCACTTTGTACCCTATTTAACCATTCTTTTGCTCTATGATACATCGTCTTTTCCATATCAGATAATTCAATCCAAGCTTCCTTAGCACCTTTGTCTACCCACTCAGCAAATGCCTCTACAATATCTGCTTTGTCTGCATTCTCTAAGGCAAATTTGTCCCACGGACCATCAGCCTTCACTTTCGTGTAGTATATAGTGTCGTACGAACCTTCAGTCACTGGCTTTTGTGGACCATATTCATTAACAATATCGAGAATCTGGCGATGCCATTCTACAAAAACATTGTCCTCAATATTGTCAGCCATATGTTTCCATGAGACCGCAACCTCCCCTAAAGTTTTCTCACCGAATCTCGCTTTGACTTGCTCTGGACCTAATGCTATTTCTGAAAGGTTTGATGCTGTACGAGCAATATAGTCGGGATCGATTTCTCCCAGCACATCAGGCATTACTCTATGCATTAGAGCCATATACTGTATTTGCTCTGCCGTCAATTTTTTCGCTTTTGCTATTTCTTCTGCATACTTCGCCAGCTTGGCTCTATTAGTTCTTTCAACTGTTTCAAGCCCATCACTAACTGCTTGGGTATTTCTTGTTGAGACGATTGCTGCGTCTGCTGCTCCTGCTGCGTAGGTTCGTTGTGTAACTGATTGGTTTGCGATTTCTTTTTCTGCTCTTTCGATACCATTTTTTATTATGTCCTCTAACGATTGTAGTAATTGTGGGTCTCTTTGTCTCACTTGCCTGTCAAATTCTTCTTTTAGTGCCTTAGACAATATACTCAAGTTACTACCAGCAAAACGCCCATGACTGGCAGTATGTTCTGCTAACAATATAGCATTTTTCGATATAATCTCATCTGGCTGGGTCGCATCTTGGATCAATCTTATCGGACTCATTACTCCGTCTACAGTCTCTGGTTGTAATATCTGTTTGATACCGTATCGAATATCCTTATCAGGCATTAAGTATTTCGTCGCTGCTAATATTCGCGATGCCTCTTCGATATCATACAAGAGACCTATACCATCTTTGCCAGCTATATATTTACTATACAAATCAGGGTGGTCTTTTTTATACTTCAACAGCCACCCAAACTCATTGGTGATAATATCCATTAAGTTATGTACACGTTCATCGGGTGATAGTTTTCGGAAATCTACCATATCTAACACAAAATCTGCCTGCTCTTCCGGAAAGAGTACAATTGCCATAGTACGCCAGATACTCTCTCGGAACTGAGGCTCTACCTGATATTGATTTCCTTTGATGAACTTCCTTCCACCCAAAGCATCTGGCTTATTTGCCAAGTGCGATATAAAGTCATCAAAAGTAATAATTACCTCATCATCTTGTTTGAGCCCTGGTAATACCCCTTCATCTAGTGCACTCTCTATAAGCTTTGCTTCACGCTCTATTATCTTTTTGAGTGCACTTCCATCGGGTGGTGCTATCACTCTTGGATTAACTCTGTCTATCAAATCTTGCATACTAGCCTCATCTAAAGGGTTAAGCATACGCACTAAAACTGGGTGTTCCATTGTGCGAGTCTGTCCCTGAAGTTTTGCTAGTTCACTTTCATCTATACCAAACCTGGCAGTAAGACTCTGGAATAACTCTTTGTTATATTGCTCTTTTTTATTGTGCAACAAAACTTCGGGTAAATCCCAATATTGATGTACCAATACATCTCTATGGTTATTCAAAACATTACCATTCGTATCAATCAGTATGCCTTTAAGGGCATCTAATTCACTACTAAGTCCATACTCTGGTACATAGTTCTGTGCTGTTGCTCTAATAGAACTGGCACTTGCATCAACATCAATTGGAAAGTCACGCAGGAATCGCGGATTTACCTCGGGATTAAGCTCAAGGGAATACTTGCCGACTCCGGTCTTGATAGGGCTTGTCACCCATTGATATTGGGGCTTTAATTGCATTAGATCTACAATAGCATAATGAGCACCCCACTGATGCCTACCTCTCGTAAGTATAATTTTCTTACCATAAATTGGAGGTTGGTCATGCCACATTCCAATATCACTAAGAGGCGCAATCCAATCTTCAGACGGATAATAATGTGTATTGTTTGTTAAGACATATGGTTTGTTAGCATATTTTACTTTTACACCTTCATAATTCAAGCCATGTATACCCGGATCATACTGAGCCGGTTGCTTTCTTATGGGACTTAGATCTTTATGTACATCTCCAAAATGCTTTTTGAAGACGGATACAATATCCGGTTTATCTAAACTGTCTGGGTCAGTAAGCCATAACTCTAAATCTTTCCAAAATGCTTCTGCTTTGTCCTCGTCCAGGAAGTTTCTAATTGGTTCATGACTTTCACCATGCCATGCTTCACCATACTCCCTAAACAATGGATGCAGACTTTGATCAGATAGAGTCTTATTTATATCTATAGTACCAACCATATCGTGTACTAAGGCATGCCCAATCTCATGATTTCTAATTGTCGGATTGTATTTCATGCTTTCTGATTGGTATTTAATTT